GGATAGCGACAATTTGCTCTTGTGGAAGCGAGGCATACCAATCATGAGTGGATACTTCCTCGTGATAGTATGCGCTGAACGTACCTTGCGGTATCTCTGGGGGTACCTGTGTGTTAGGCATGATTTACTTCCTTCCTGACTTTAACTCACGTACTTGACGTGTGAGCCGAGCATTTTGTAGTGCGGTGGTGGTGATGAGCGTGATACTTAGGGACAAGGCGATGATTACCGCTATGCCGTCTGTTATCTCGATATACATGTGGTTCCTTTCGTGATGATAAAGAAACCCTCTCAAGCCTACGAAGGAAATGAACTAACCTCGCCTGAGAGAGTTTCTTGGTAGTCTTTTGACCACCGAAAACCATCATAGCAGATCAGTTTTTCAGCATCAAAAAGCCCCAAAGAAAGAAAGAAACCTGTACGTATGATAGAAAATCTAATCAAAAGCAGGTTGCAAACGAGGGCGTGTGCGTGCTTGAGCATGGGACAGCAAGGTATGTAATGCGTGTACGTGCGAGATTTCGGCTGCATGTGCGTGTGTACGACAGCGATGTATGTAGCACGTGTGCGTGCTGGAGTGCGCTGGAAATCGGACATTTCGGACATACGCTTGGCGCTGGTTGGAAAGATCACCAACACAAACCCCAAAAGAGAAACGGACAAACTAGGACAAAACACCCTAGTTTTACGCTCAAATTAGGTTTTTTGCTTGGCTTGATATAGGCTTATCTCAATGCCAAATAGGCAGAAGCAAAACGATCTCGAAAGGATCACAAAATGAACGCACAAATAAAAGAACTAACCGAGCAGTTGCCAGTTGCTTCAGATGTTCAGAAGTCAATCGCTAACCGCTTGGAGAGCGCATTAACTAAAACTGGAAGCGCATCATCACGTTTACGCATGGCTTCACAATCGCTCAATGCGTTAGCAAATAAGTACGAAGCGGACACCGACGAAAATGGTTACGCCGATTTATTCGCCCGTATATTTGCAATCGGCGCCGAAATAGGCGTTGATAACAAGAAGCCAGCAACCGAGAAAACCAAGCGTGAAAACTGGCACGATGCGGACAGCGTAGAAGCGCAAAAAATTCTCGCCACTAAATCCCCAAAGAAGCCACGCAAGAATAAGAGCGTGGATACCGAACAAGCCTTAACCTTCTCGCCCGAAATTCTCGAGGCAATCGCCCGAGCAATTACGTTAGGCAGATAGTCACCCGACACAAACCGAGCCCCTTACACGTGCGAACGTGTGGGGGGTTTTTTAATGCCCAAAAATCGCCCTCGCTCCTTCGTCGCTCGGGGCCAAATGGTGCTTCGCACCAATTTTTGGCTTGCACAAGGTGTCGCTAAAGCGACCCCAGTGCTTTAAACCGCCTGCGGCGGATGTATACACTATCAGTTCTAATTTTTTTCAGATCATATGAAGTCAGTAATTTATACTACTTTCAAACACGGTGCGTTCGGTTTACCCCTACTGAACGGGTTAGTATATATGTACCGTAAAACGAGCGTGAAGTAAATAGCGAGTTTCTCGGAGCGCTTATTGCGCTCCTCGTTTAGGGGGTAGTGAGGCGCCTAGAGGCGCCGAACGAAGGGGGATCTTTATGGAGGTTATATATGGGGTTTAAAGAGGGCGTTGAACACCATAGCGTTATAGCACTCCGTGAGGCTAAGGCTAAGGTTATTGATCTTGCTAGGCAAGGTCTATCTATTCAAGATGCTATTATCAGGGCTGGCAGAAAACCAGATGTCCTGAAAGACTGGAAGAAAGACTCTAAGTTCATGACTGAACTAGAGAAGGCAAAGGATGAAGGCCAGAAGGCTCTCTCCATTGTCTCAGGTGATGCTAAGTTTAAGATTGGCTTTGAGGAGTTCTCAAGGGAGTTCCTAGATAGCCCAATCTTCCCCCACCATCAGAACTGGATTGATATCCTTGAAGGTCGGGTACCTTCTTGGCTGCATGAGACGATGGTCTATGAACCAGCCTCTGCTAAGCGCCTACTGATTAACGTGCCACCTGAGCATGCTAAGTCTACAGTCATCACAGTCAACTACTGTGTATATCGGATCGCTATGAATCCGAATGTTAAAATTACTATTGTCTCCAAAACCCAAGAGCGTGCTAAAGAGTATCTATACTCAATCAAGCAGCGCCTCAATCATGAACGCTGGTCCAAGATGCAAGCCATCTATGGAAGCGCTGGTGGTTGGAAAGAGGACTCAGACTCTTGGAAGGCTGACCGCATCTATGTGGCTCGTGACTCTACCGAAAAAGATCCTACTGTACAGGCTCTAGGTATTGGTGGTCAGATCACTGGTGCTCGTTCAGATCTAATTATCCTTGATGACGTTGTGACTACTACCAACGCTCATGAGTGGGAGAAGCAATTACTCTGGCTACAGCGAGAAGTTATTACTCGTCTTGGTGATGCTGGTAAGTTGCTTATCGTAGGAACACGTATCGCAGCAAATGATCTCTATCGAGAGATACGTAATCCTGAGCATTGGTCTAGTGGTAAGACACCCTTCACCTATATGAACATGCCAGCAGTACTTGAATTTGCAGATGACCCTGAAGACTGGGTTACATTATGGCCTAAGTCCCATATACCATGGGAAGGTTCCGAGGAAGAGGTAATACCTGATGAAAATGGGCTCTACCCAAAATGGAATGGCCCCGCGCTATTTAGGCGCCGAAGTGAAGTTTCAGCCTCTGCCTGGGCTTTGGTTTATCAACAGCAAGACATACAAGAAGACTCTATCTTTCCACCTGGCTGTATACAAGGCTCCATCAATGGGATGCGTAAGAGGGGCCCTCTAAAACCAGGGGTACCAGGACATCCTAAAGAAGCAGGTTCGTATTACACCATCATGGGCTTAGACCCAGCGATGAGTGGTAGAACTGCAGCAGTAGTTATGACCGTAGATCGTATGACACGTAAACGGTACATACTAGATGTTGAGAATATGAAAGATCCAACACCTGCAAAGATACAAGAGTTAATTGAGGACTGGTGCGTAAAGTACAATCCTCAAGAACTAAGAATTGAGACTAATGCACATCAGAAGGCTTACGCCTTAGACGCAGATCTAAACTCATACCTAGCCTCAAGAGGCATTAGATTCTCAAGTCAATTCACAGGTAAGAACAAGTGGGACACATCTTTTGGTGTAGCCGCAATGTCTGGTCTATTTGGCACTATGCGAAATAACCTGCATCAAGATAATAACCTAATAGAACTTCCTTCTCAGGAAGGCTCTGAGGGTATTAAGGCTTTAATACAGCAATTGATTACTTGGAAACCTGATACTCGTGGTCCTACAGACTGCGTGATGGCTTTATGGTTCTGTGAACTAAGAGCCCGTGAAATAGTAAATAATGGAAATATTAATCAAACCCATGTTAAAAATAGATGGGCAACTCGCAAACAACTCGATAATCGATTTACTGTGAATGTAAACGACTACGAGATGTCTTCGTACGAATAGGAAACTAATGTCAGTTAATATTGAGGCTATCGCTCAACGTGTCGATAATCTAAAATTACGCCACGCATCTAGAGATGCTCGTATGTCCGATATCCTTGCAGTCCGTAAGGGTAGGATGACAGAGGTATTCCCTGATCTATTCCCTGAGGGCATGAACTCAGCGATGGTTGCTAACTTCGTAGATGTAGCAGCCCGTGATCTTGCAGAAGTACTTGCTCCACTTCCATCTTTTAATTGCTCAACAACTAATACTACATCAGATCGTGCTAGAGCCTTTGCTGATAAGCGTGGAATGATTGCTAATAACTATGTTTACCAATCACGTCTACAATCACAAATGTACTGGGGCGCAGATTGGTATTTTACTTATGGCTTTTTACCTATCCATGTTGAGTTAGATTGGGAAACACAACTTCCTCGTATTAGAGTAGAAGACCCAATTGGTGCGTATCCTGAGTTTGATAGGTTTGGCCGTTGTATATCATACGCTAAACGCTATATGAAAACTCTTGGAGAGTTAGCAAATGAATACCCTGAGTATTCTGGTGCGATACTTGGTCAATTAGGTTACAATCAAAATACTAACTCTGTTGTAGAAATGATTCGCTATTCTGATAAGAACGATATCATTCTATACGTACCTAGCCGTGGTAACTTAGTATTAAACGCAGCAAAGAATCCTGTAGGCAAGATGCTTACATTTATTGCTCGCAAACCTGGTATTGATGAAGAACCACGTGGACAGTTTGATGACGTTTTATATGTACAGTTAGCAAGAGCACGTTTTGCTAATCTAGGTATGGAAGCAGCAGAGAAGGCTATTCAAGCCCCTATAGTTGTTCCTAACGATGTAATAGATTTGCCTATGGGACCTGATGCGATTATTCGCACATCCCAACCGCAATCCGTTGGTCGAGTTAGACTCGATATACCAAACGCTGCTTTTCAGGAGCAAGCGGCACTTCAGTCAGAAATGCGCTTAGGTGCTCGTTATCCTGAAGGTAGATCTGGAACTATTGACGCTAGTGTTATCACTGGTCAAGGTGTTCAGGCTCTACTAGGTGCCTTTGATTCACAAATCAAGGCTGGACAAACTATACTAGCGGAAACTTTTGAAGAAGTATTAAAGACTTGCTTTGAAGTTGACCAAATAGTATTTGACACAGAGAAATCAGTTAGAGGTGTCGCACAGGGTACTCCGTACGAGTTAAAGTACATACCAAGCAAAGACATCAAGGGCGACTCTTCAATTGAAGTACGCTATGGATTGATGGCTGGTCTTGACCCATCTCGCGCTCTAATTTTCTCACTTCAAGCACTCGGTGCTGAACTAGTATCTAAAGATTTCATTCGTAGAGAACTTCCTTGGTCCGTTAACGTTACTTTGGAAGAACAACGAATTGAAATTGAAAAGATGCGTTCTAACTTGACCGCTGCTATCACAGCAACTGCGCAAGCAATTCCTGCTATGGCGGCCCAAGGGCAAGACCCATCACCTATGATTAAGAATATTGCTGACGTGATCTCACGTACACGCAACGGGGAGAGCATAGAGAATGCTGCGCTAGCCGTATTCACGCCTCCTGCACCTACTCCGCAGGAACAGGCCATGGCACAAGCGCAGGCAGGAACGGTTCCACCAGGTTCACAAGCCCCAGTAGAGCAGGCTCCCCTGTCCCCAGCCACTCCTGGATCCGCTTCTGGTGGAACCCCACAACAAGGTGCACCAGATTTGATGAGTATATTGGCAGGTTTACAAAGATAACTTAGGTAAGTAGGGGACAATGACTGCAATTGTAGGGATTCAAGGTAAAGGTTGGGCTGTTTTAGCAGCAGACTCTATGACTACGTATACAGATAAACCTTATGTAGCCAAGGGATGCGACAAGATAGTTAAAGTTGGTGAGTATTTAGTAGCAGTTGCAGGTGATGCAACCGCTGGTGATGTACTTTACAACGTTTGGCAGCCACCTAAAGTAATTAAAACTCAAGAACCTGATCGTTTTATGATGATTAGAGTACTTCCCTCTATAAGACAAGTACTTACAGAAGCAGGATATGACCCAAATCCTAAGAATAACAAAGATGAAGATGCTGGTTGGGATGCTTTAATTTGTTTTAATGGAAAAATATACCAAGTTAGTGATGATTATGGGTATATGCGTGATGATAAAGGTTTATACGGTATAGGTTCTGGTGGTTCCATAGCACTTGGTGCTCTAGCAGTAATGGATAATGAAACTAAGACCCACGCTAAAGCGTCATCTGCCGCTAAAAAAGCAGTTAATGTTGCAATTCAATATAACATCTGGTGCGGTGGACCAGTTAATGTAAAAACACAGTTTACTAAATAGGAGATATTATGGTGAGAGAAGTTATAAGCGGAGTTGGCGCAGATGCCAAACGTGTTGATTTGAATAACTCCAACAAAGTGACTGAACGTGTAAAAAAATTACAAAGAGATGCAAAGATTCAGAACGCTACAGGCGGAACTTATAGCCAGGCTAGTCAATTACAAGACTTAGCATCAGGTGCTTCAACTGAAATGCCTCAGGCTGTAGTTGGTGCTACTCCTAATCCTAGAACTATTGCTTCAAGCATACGTATGTCTTCATTAGATCAGATGAATGAGAACCCAGGCCCTATTACTGATGGTGCTCCTGGAAATACTCCTGGACGTCAACCTGAAGAATTACCTGGTCCTGTTGATGGACCTGACAACAACGCTATTCTAGCCCGTGCTATGTTCATGATGGATCCAACTCCTATGAACCGCAGATTATTAGAGTCATTCCTTCAAGAAGGTCGTTAATGTCAATAGTAGATCCTCTGGTATCTTCTTGGAACAAGTATAAATATACAAGTTTATTTGATACAGATACACGAACAGGTAATTTATCTACCCTTGTAGATCAACAATTATCTGGTCTTGACCCTGCCGTAATACAAAATTATAATTCGCTTTTAGCAAAGTTTCCTAATCAAAGTAAAGACTACCTTCTTAGTGCTGCTAAGATTGGTTTAAATTCAACATCTAAAGGTATTGAAAAACTATCAGCAAACGATGGTATCAATCAGTTAAAGCAAGACTTAATTAACGTTGATAGCATTAAAAGTGAGGCTGAAAAGAATAAAGGTTTTAGACAGGGCGTTTATAGCGTTTTAAAAGGTGTTACTCGTGCTGGATTTGCTACAATACAATCACCTTATCAATACATCTCTAACGTAGGTAGAAATATCTATGCTAAGGCTAAAGGCGAAATTAGTACAGGACAGTTAATTAGTAATGTTTCTCTGAGTGAACTTTATGGAGAAGAAACTAATTTAGGACAACTTCTACGTGCAACTGCTGGTGCAGTTACTGGTAAAGGTCCAATTGATACTGGTTCTGGATTCTTCGTTGCTCCTGAGAGCAAGGTAGGCGCTGCACAGGCTAAGGCTATGTCCGCTTATGGACGTGTAAATGGTAAATCATTTACTATAGGCCGTGCATCTATGAATGTTTTAGGTGCTGATCCAAACAGTACTCCTTATCGTGTAATGTCAGGTATCGTTGATGGCGTACTTGCTGTCGGTACAGATCCAACTCTATGGGTTGGCCCTGGTTCTGTAACTAAAATTATCCAAGGTGGTAAAGAATTACAGAAAGCCAAGACTGCTGCTCAAGCAGTTCTTGATGAAGTGGATGCTGCAAAAGCAGCAGATATTAAGAATTTAAGTAAGCAAGAAAAACAATTAATTAAAGAACGTGTAGGTAGTGAAAAGAAAGTACGCCGTACTTTAGATAACTCTTACATGAGGGCTGAAAGAGAATTAACTAAGACTCAACAGTCTAAGAGTAATGCTATAATTAAGAAATTAGAGAAAGCATTAACTGTTGGATTCTCTCGTGGTACAAGAGTAGAGGGTGACCCAGAGGTTGTCGCTGCTATTGCAGATGGAAGTATTGGCGATTTCGTAACTGCTGAACTTGCTGCAAAGAAACCACAAGGTGTTATTGATTCTATTGCTCAATTAGAAGCAGATCAAATTAACACAGGCGAAGCATTCGTTGGTATCTTTACTGAAGACCTTCCTAAACCTGGAAAGTTACAATTCGGTGCATATACGGACAAAGAGTACATTCTTACTGGTTCAAGTAAAGAGCCTCTAGATGTATATGACATATCTAAGACCTATAAAGGCGCAACTCAAGACGAGATAATTGAAGAGTCTGCTAGACGTGCTAATTTCTGGGATGAATTACAAGGTGAACTTCGTAATCCTGAGATTAGTGATGATTTAAGAAAATCATTAAATGCTTATGTTACAAAAGGTGCTGAGGGTAAACTTGGTCCTAAAGCATCTATGGATGATATTCTTTCTAATGCTGGAGCCGAGAGTGTTGCTACTCTTATGGCTAGAGCGCTTGCAAGTAAAAATGAAGAATTAATAATAACTGTATCTAACGCTATTGAGAATAGTTGGGTAGCAGATGCTTATAGTAACGTCCGTGCTATCAATGGTGGTATGGGTGGAGTTGTAATTAAGAATGGTGAAAAGGTCGGAGCACGCAGAGTAGGTGTTACTGACACTATTACATCATTAACTGGTGATGCAGCCATGGGTACTAAACTAGGTGCTAAACTAGTTGAATCTATTAAGAGTGCTCAAGATGAAATTTTAGAGGCAAACGCCGCTTTAGAAAGTGCCAAAGCAGCACGTGCTGGCATTGATGGTAAGTTAAAAGAAATTGAAGTATTACGTGACTATGCTGCACAAGATCCAGAGTTAGTTGCTCAGATACTAAATGATCCTGAGAACATTGGTATTGCCAAACTTATGGGTCTTGAAATGGACATTGCAG